TAGCATCTTTGATGTCAGGCATCCTAGGTTGCTTAATACCTAAGTCTCTCAATAACTTCGTCATCTGTACTGGTTTTAAGTTATCACTGTCAAAGTTGACATGTTCTAGCAGTAAATCTTCGACACTCGACTGAGTTCTGTATATTTCGTTGGATTCGTGCAACATAGCTCTCTCGTCAGGGCTTAGAAACCAGTTCTTCTGTCCTTTGACATACATAGTCTCTTTCACCTCAGCCCACATCTGTTGCATATCCACTCCATGATTGACGTTGATATCTTTGACAGCGAGTACCCAAAATCTTCGATTCCCAGACGTATCAGTCAGAAACTCCCTAGCGTTAACACTCGCATAAAAGGCTGTCCTTCTCTGATAGGTCGTAAAGGCTCTGTCATAAGGTAGTCTGAGCTCATCTGTCCTTGCAGTTACAAAAGCTTTCAGCTGGTCGATGTCTGACTTCTTAAATGTGCTCTCGATCTCACCCAGCTCGACAATCCAGTGTGATACAGCCCTCTTGACACTATCCTTGTCGCTAGGGTTAAGGGTAGCACCTTCTAACAACCAACCTTTGTCATAGTCACACAGTCGTTTGAACCACAGTGTCTTACCCAGTCCTTGAGCACCTTGCAATACAAGTATTCCCTCCAGTTCCACTCCTTGCTCCTCGAAAGCAGCTGCTACACAACTGACCAACCACTTTTTCATCAGCATTTCTTTAAGTTGGTTACTCTCATGTGTGGTGAGACTGTCCAAGAAGGTTTGTAGTCTTGGTTCGCCATCCCAAGGCTTACTGTCTATCCACTCAACCACTGGGTTGTATTCTTGTGCCAGTATCTTCAGATAATCTCTAACTTTGGTGTGTGGGATGCCCATATTGATACATCTGTCCTCTACCTCTATCAGAGATGCCTCCTCCTTCATGTCAGCGATGAATTTGGTGTTGGGTATCTCTATTTCCATTCGTTTCTTAATGACGTTGTAACGCACTTCAACACTATGGGTTTTAAGAACCCCTGACACGTTGTCCTTGGTGTTGAGAAACCTTCCGTTGGCGTTGCGTTGGAAGTCATACTCTACTGGTAGATCAAGTTTCTGTAGTGAGGGTATCAGCTCACCTTCCAGTGCATCATTCTTGTGGTCGTTGTAGTCTCCTTGAGTCTGAGGCATCAAAACCTCTGCGTTGCCTTTGCTTTTCAGTATCAACTGACACGCTTTGCTTGCCTCCTTCTCACCAGTCTGACTGTCATCATTATCAGCGATAAATATGTGTTTTCTGTCAGGAAAGAACTCAAACATAACCTCAGCGACAGGCGATAGGTTGTAAGCGTCAAAACTGACGACAACAGGCTGTGAGTAGTCAGCGTAAATACTAGCAGCAGTAGCGTAACCCTCTGCATAGTTAATAATGTCACTGGTTTTCAATATCTCTTGTCCTAGTATGAAAAAGCTACCGCTTTTTTTAGAACCAGTAAGAAACTTCTTTGAGCCATCGTCATTAATATATTGGATGCCAACTATCGTCAGTTGTTTGTCGTATAGGGGTATCATTAACACCCCATCAGAGCTAATTTTAAGCCCATAGGAGAGCACTTTCTTCTTTTCTAGGTAAGGGTGCTTCTCACAAGGTAGTCCTTGTTCCCATAAGCTTTGTGCACGTTTAGAAGCTTTAGAATACTTCTCTTGTTGCTTAACCTCAGCTTGCTTTCTTAAAGTCTCAATCTCAGCCTTTTCTTCTTTGGTTAGAGTCTGTCTCTTTCTGTTTTCAGGCTTCCATACTGCGGTAGGAGAATCAGCTGAGACTCGATAGTCACCCAATCTGCCAAAAGGCACTGATTGATCGAGCCAGAGCTGATACCACCCACAGAACTTACGTTGACCACCGACATTGATGTAGGCTCGACCTATTGAGCCATCGGTTATCAACCCTCGTTTGGGTTCTGGTTCCAAGCCATTCTCTGATAGAAAATCAGAGAACTCGTGGATTAAATCTGTTGTAAATGGTTTTTCAAAATTCTTAGTAGGGCGTGTTATTTTTAGTGACATCAATTATCTCTTTTAAATAGGTCTGTTGCAGTTTTTGGTAAAGTATGTAAAATACTACAAGATTTTATTATATTAAGCAAACAAAAAAAGGAGACTAATATGAGTTTGACAATAAAAAGTGAAGGAGACTTTGAAGCATTAGCGATAGGTCAGTATGAAGCAGTGTGCTATCGAATAGTAGATATGGGCACTAGAATAAAACCACCATTCAAAGAAGGTGATAAAGAAAGGAAGCTTACAGAAGTGTGTATTACCTTTGAACTGCCTAATGAGAAAATGGATGATGGCAGACCTTTGAGTATCACTCAAACTTATAACCAAAGTTTGTTTGAATCTTCTAACCTTAGAAAGCACCTAGTGTCTTGGAGAGGTAAGAACTTTACTCCAGATGAAGAGGCTGGTTTCGATATCTCTAACCTACTGGGTAAGAACGCTCTAATAGAAGTAGCACATACTTCAGGTGGTAAGGCTAAGATCGGTGGCATATTCAAACCTGATGGTGGTGCACAAGACACTCCTACACACAACGAATTGATGGCTTTCGATTTAGATGTGTACTGTAATGAGTTCAATGGTAACTCTAGTCCTGAAACCAAGGCTATGTGTGATGTGTTTGAGTCGTTAGTAAGCTGGCAACAAAAGGACATTGAGGATAGTTTTGAATACCAAGCAGCTCAGGGCGAGAGCAACTCTTCTGTAGAAGAGGCAAAAGTGGTAGAAGAAGAGTCCAAAGGTCTAGCTGATTTTCAAGCAGATGCTGAGGAAGATAGCATACCATTTTAATTTAAGTTTCAGTGGGTGGTGTTTTTCTCTTAATCTCACACATCAAGTAAAATCCACCCACACCTTTTCAGGAGCAGTATGGACAATCCAGACATGGTTAACCAACCACCTCACTATGTGAACCAAGGTGAGGTTGAGTGTATTGACTACATCAAACAACAGTTAGGCGATAACTTTAGATACTACTTAGAGGGCACAGCCATCAAGTATTTACATAGGTTCAAGTACAAAGACAAAGAGATAGAGGACTTAAAGAAACATCAGTTCTATATAGATAAGCTCATAGAAGAGTTGGAATCCTTAGACAAGCAACTGATAGAAGAAGCAAGGAACTTCATTGACTAGCCTAGAGTACGACATCTATAACCTACCATCTGCAATCATGATGGAACACAAGCTATCTACAGACACCATACAGACACTTAATACTTACCTAGACAAAGAACTGCAAGACCCTAATAGAAAGTCTCTCAGTGGCGATCTGGTAGGACAGATACATCAAGGTGAGCAACTGTCTATGGACTTTGAATGTGACCAGCTTAACGACTTTAGAACTATGGTTGAGAACCTAGGGGTAGCCTATCTTAGACATTTTGTAGAACAGACAGGAACCATGATAAGACCTAAGCAAGTCGTGACAGACAAACTTTGGTCAGTTCACTCTTATGAGGGTGACTACAATCCAATCCACGACCACCTCACAGCTTCACCTATGGGTATCAGCTTTACCACTTGGACTAAAGTGCCAGAGCAGATAGGTAAGACAGCAGATGGAAAAGAGGTAGAGGATTACAGTTTATACAACTCATCTGGTGTGATAGATGGGTATATCAATTTCACATATGGTCTTAACCAGACTTCTGACCCAGAAAGGTTAAGACCTTCACAGTCTCGATATGTGAAACCAGAGGAGGGTAAGTTGTTATTGTTTCCATCTTGGATGCAACACGCAGTTTATCCTTTCTTTGGTTCAGGAGAGAGAAGGACAGTAGCTGGCAATATGAATTGCTTTGACGTAACAGAAGAACAAATGAAAGGAGAAGAAGATGGAGTTTAAAGTAGGGGTATACGAAGATATGCCATTTGAAGAATATAATGAGATACCAGCTTACAGAGCATCAGACATCAAAGATGTAGACAAATGTCTGTACACATGGAAGAACCGAAAAGGATTTCAAGACTCACCAGCATTGCTGGAAGGTCGTGTGCAACACACAGTGTTCTTGGAGTATCACAACTTTGACAAAGAATTTGTTATACAACCTTCTATCGACAGAAGAACCAAAGTAGGTAAGGCTGATTATGAAGACTTCTTAGCTACTGTTGGCAACAGAACTCCTATCACTCAGGACTTATACAACACCTGTATGGAACGTAGAGAAGCCATCGTTGATCTAGTGCCAGATGGTAAAGACGACAGAACAGAGCTGACCATTTGCTACATGTACCATGACCAACCATTCAAATCACGACTGGATTGGTATGATGGCAAAAGGGTGTGGGATTTAAAAACATGTCGTGATGCTTCACCTAGAGGCTTCAAACAAGCGATTAATAACTTCCGTTACCACATGCAAGCATCTCTATATCTTGATGCCTGTCGTGCGGTTGGTTTACCAGCTGAAGGCTTTTCATTCTTAGCACAAGAGAAAGCACAACCTTATCCTTATGTGGTTTATGAGATGTCTAAGGAAGCACTGAAGTATGGTGAGGCTAAGAACGAACAGGCATTACATTCTTTGCTAACAGCTAAAGAGACAGGAGAGTATTTGCCCTACAACGTCAAAGGAACGCAGATCGTAGAGCTAGGTGACTTGTATTAGTTACAGGTAGGTTCTAGTTCTTTGTAGTCTGGGTAGTGACCAGCACACACCATGTCAGTGTAATGCTGTTCAGCTAACAGCTCATCTTGGTAATCCATTCGACCCACTAAACCCAACAGTAGGAATATTAAAACTGTTACGAACAACCCTTGCCATGCTTTCATAATCTTCTCCAGTAAGAGGGGTGGCTTACGCCACCCTTTGTTTAATTTACCCTTTGCCTTGCGTTTCCATGGCATTTTCATAAAAATCATTTTGTAGCCTTTTTAAATCTCTTTTAAGTAGATTGTAAGTATCTTCATTAAAATCAAGCTCATCAAAAGTTAAAGCTTTATCTTTAAAATGTCCTTCTGTGGGTGTAAAAATAAATTTAAATTTTAGTTCTGTCATAATCTTCTCCAGTAAGAGGGGTGGCTTACACCACCTCCTTGTTTAAAGTATCTTCTGATTTTCTAAAACTTTTTAAATACTTTTTAGGCAAACCCATATCTAAAAGCTCTTGGTCACTTGCAGTATTAGAAACACCTAACAAATCTGCAACTTTATCTAAAGTTTCTTGTCCACTACTTGTTAATCTGTCGTAATCAAAGTACAAGTCACTTACTAATTTTTTTACTAATTTTACTTCTTGTGATTTCATTTTTTTCTCCTTTTTTGTTATTAATCTCACATAAATATAATAACAGATGTGCACAAATGTGCAAGTATTTGCACAAAGAAATATTAATTAATTTAAGGTATAGATTCGTACAAATCTACTGACCTTTCCTTGTTGCATAACCAGAACACTAACAAGTAACGATCTCCACCTTGTACTGG